GCAATGGGTGGATTTCGTATCCTACGATCCGCGATTACCCGAAGATTTGCAGTTGTTTGTGCATAGGTTCGACCGCGATGAGAAACGCATTGAGGAAATCGAAGCAGCAGTAACGCAGTTCCTGACTGAAGTAACCGAAATGATTGACAAAATTAAGGAGACAAACTAATGGCTTATGTACCGAAACCCGGATCGTTTACGCTGTTCAAGAACACCAAGAAGGAAACCGATAGCCACCCCGACTACAGGGGCGATGGGATGGATATGAACGGCGAGCCTGTGTGGGTATCAGCTTGGATTCGTGAGGGCGCTAAAGGCAAGTTTATGTCTTGCAGTATGCAGCACAAGAACAAAGATCAGCCGATAAAGAAAAAGGCTGACGCTGCTGATTTGTCCGATATGGATAGCGACGTACCTTTTTAGTCAACAAGGGGAAAGCTGCGGCAAGTACCCTACAAAGGCACACTATGGACGAAGAAGCCCAAACGGTCGCTTGCACTCAACTTATTGCAAATGTGGTTTCGCTTGCAGTCATTGATGCTTGCCTCAAGCCGGTCAAACGTAAAGATTCATCTAGGCACAAAGTTTTCGTATCACAAGACCAAGCCATCGACGCAATCATGTTTCTAATGGAAACCGCTGAACATTTTGTCGAACTGATTGGTATGGAAGGATCGCGCTTCAAAAAAGAACTGATAAAAACAACGCGGAAAGATTCAACAAACGATATCACTAAACATCTTACCGATGAGCAACGCAGAAACTTTCGTTTTAATCTTGATTATTGGACAAAAAATCCCGCACGACGAAGATTTTTACCGGAGGAAGAAGAATGAGATTAGCCGACGCAATCAATTGGATGATGAATTATGACGCGCTTCAACCTGACCTGATTGATGTTCAAAATTGCAAACCTGACGATCCGCGTCGATACGATGAAGCAAGAAAAAAGTGCGTTGCGTATTTGCGGGAACGAAACTTATACATTCTTGATGGCAAGTTCACTCCTACCAAAGCCTCAAATACAGACATTACCGTGATTTTTAACCGCGCTCGTCAACAGCAGGGCGAAACCTTGATACAGGTAGCCAAATGAAAACATTACTTTGCTTTGCAGTCATCATTCTTAGCGGCTGTGCATCATTGCAGCCAACCGCAAGCACTACCGTACCGGAGGCCATATCTAGCCTGCAAGTCGAAAAAGAAGTGCCGCCGCTGTCCAGGCTTGAAGTAATCAATGGCATTGGCGAGTGCGAAAAGGCCGGTATGCGCCCCGTCGTCATCAGCACCAAGCGCAAGGTCAATAACCAGTTAGTGCCTAGCGTGGTGGATGTAACGTGCCTGCCCAAGCTCTGAAACCCCGCGCCCGTCAAATCATTGAAGGGATGCAGGAAGTTTTGCGCCGTGATATGGAACTCACCGCTACCAATATCGCTTTCGTTCTTAACGATGATGCTGGAAATATCACCCGCTACATGACAGGCATGGTGCGCGATGGGTTAATTTTGCGAATGGGTTTGCAGCTTCAATGGAACAGCAAAACCCGAGCCAAGCACATGATATGGCGCATCAACCACAAGAAACTGAAGGAACTAGAAAATGAGGAAGCAGCGACGCTGGCGGTTGAAGGAACACCCGGCACAATGCACGAAGTGCCAAGAGATCAAGCCGCCGACAGAGTTCAACTTGACCGAATACAAAACGCTCTCGTCCTGGTGCAAAGAGTGCCACCGCGTGCTGTGCCGTGAGCGTTACCATCTTACAAAGGGGAAAAAATGATCTTTTGGGGCGGCGTGTTTATGGTTGTTTTGTCGTTTGCCGTGTTTGTCATGTTTTGCGATCCGATCAACAGCAACAAGGAACGTGGAACATGGTTTGAGGATACTTGCGCGGCTGTGATGATGATGGGGCTTGGTATTGCCATCATTGGCGCGTTACTTTGGATTGGGAAAGCATTAACATGAAAGACTACTCAGAAAGCATCTTGGAAGTCGATAGGCTTCGCAAAGAGATACACCACGCTGCATTAGGTAAGCAATGGTGGAAAGCCTCTGCATTGACTACTGATCTACTGGTGGCAGTATCCGAGATGAAAGTAGAATTCCACGAACTTCAAAAGGAACAAAATGGAAAATTATCAGCGGTGCAAAGTCTGTGATCTTGCGTTCAAGGACAACGACAAAGTGCTGTGGTGCAAGGTCAAAACTTGTCCCGAGACTGAGCAGCGGCTAATGACTGAGCAGCAATACCGATGGATCATGAAGAAAAAAGTAGACGCTCATCAGTTCGACGCTTGACGAGTCCTGGCAAAACTTTGCCTCCTGCTTTGGTGAACTTCATAAACTCAGCCGCAGCCGCTTCATAATCCCGGCGCAGCACCTTTTGACGGAGGGTGCTGCGCTGTAACGTTCCCAAACCAAGATTGAAAGCAAAGCTAACAAGAGCATCGAATTTACTTTGGGCAAGCTCGCCGCAATACTGGGTAACGCCGCGCTCAAATCGAGCCAAATCGCTTGCAAGAATTGCATCCACTTCCTCCTTGCTCCACACCCGATTGTCGTCGGGATGTAAGTCTACTTTCAGCCGATCAGCCATTGTCAGCTTGGCGTGGTCGGGATACATGACGTGGCCGATCCCGATAGTCCACAAGTTCGCCGGGCAGCGGTAAGGCTTGTAACGCACGCCCTCGTGATGTGCAATTATCTTGATGCACAGCGGCGAGACTTTCATTTCTTGAATGCCTGGCCGCCGAAGTAGAAAGCAATAATTGACGAGAAAATGATCTGCGAATCATCATCCCAAAGGTTATTCAGCGCTACATCAAACGCCACGCCCGTTTTGAAGGCATACAGGAAGCCGAATACGTCCACAAACACCAACAGCAGAAACATGCCGTAGGCGATGCCAGGACGCACCATAGCGCGTGCATTGACCACCCATAGGCTTGCACCCCTTGCGCTCTCGGTGTCGTGCTGTAGCAGCGCCACCTTCTCTGTGACGGCTATCTGCTGAGACTGAACGACTAATTCCTCAGTCCGGCTCTGCGCTTGCACTTTGATCTGCTCGGTCTTGATTTCCTCAATTTGCTTCTCAAGCTCAAAACCGGCTTTCTTTAGCTCCAGTTCCCGTTCGATCTGCATCTGCGCTAGGGCGATCTCGTGTTTCTTGTCGGATCGGTCTTGGAAGAACGACAGGATCGACGGCAAACCGCCCATCAAAAACGAAATTGAACTTGAGATCAGAGATAGCATTTCAGCCCCTAGAAGTTACGGCAACGTACAACAACACAGCGCCAATTAACACAAAAATTACAATGCCCGCCACGGAAAGCACCTGTTCTAACTCTTCACGTTTTCTAGCAGCACGATCACGCTCAAGCCTAGCCTTGCGGATTTTCTCTCTAGCAGCTTCGTCTTGCTCACCGCTGATCCTGTTTCGTTCCTTGCACAATTCTTCGTACAGTCCCATTTCGCCTTTGAGCGAAAACAGGTCACGCAATTCCTGCTCATATTCCCTAGCCTGCTTTCTAGCCATTACCGTAGCAAAAGCCTGAGACAGCACAGATTCTTGCGCTGCGGCTTCTTTCGGATCATCAGGCTTGGGTGCTGCCTTTGCCGCTTCAACCTGCTTAGCGGCTTTCTCAATCTGACCCTGCGCCGTGAAAAACTTGGACAGTTCACCGTAGCAATCACGGATTTCCTTGCCCATGTTGATCGCCTCTTTAACAAAGGCGACCGAAGTTTTAGCTACAGCAAACGCTGCTCCTATAGTAACGGGGTCGATCATTTTGCATAAATCCTCGCTCTTTCTTCCATTAACTTAACGCGAACTTGCAAATCGTGAATGTCTTTGTAAATCTCTTCTTTCAGCCTGTGCCGCGCTTCAGCAGATAAAGGGCTGTCCGTAGGCGTACCGGATGGCGTAATCAAAGCAGGCATAGAGCCTTCGATCTTAGTCAGACGAGTAGAGAACTCCGAGACTTGTCCAAGTAGCCAGGCTAGTGCAGCCACGACTATCGGAATGATCGCTTTGAGTACGTCTTGCCAATTCATTGCTTAGTCACCAAGTGCAGCAATAGAAGAATGATCGCGCCTGCACACGCAATGCCTATCGACTCTATGCGCTTAATGCGAAGAATCGTCTCTTTCCACCGTTCCGCGCATACAGCTTCATGCGTCATAAACTTTGCTTCGAGATCATTCTCCATAAACCATCTCCATAATGTCATCAATGGATTCTTGCACTTCCCAAGAATTGCCATTCATTCCAAAAGCGACGACAATTTTTGTGCCGTCCTCTTGCGTGCTTTCAAAGAATGACATCATCGCCTCGGTGTTAAGGATCAACCCCTCACCGATACGGCCCTTGGTAGCGTTGGTCAGCTTAATGAGTTTCATGCTTGCTCAACCCAAGAAGTCGTGGCTTCATCCCACGAATACCGCTTGTCATCAGTCGGCATTGGAACGGGCGCACCCCAAAGGCAAGTGTCCTCATTCAACACCCAAGACGGATACGGCTGCGGTGGAATGAAAGCATCGCGCTGCGCGTCATAGGTGTAGCCCAATCCCGCGTAATTCTTGCGGAATGGCGTGCCACCGAGGGCGTGAACACCGCCGTTAGTGTTATAGCTCGTTTGCTTGTAAACGTCACCGGTACGGGCTGACAGTTCTGCTTCCTTGCCGTTATCTTCGTCGCGACCTACAGTAACAAAAGTTACAACATTGTTTGAATCAAGTTTTGCGAAGTGTGCGATTTTAAAATCTCCGTTTGGCTAGTGGCAAGCAAACTCACCATGATATTTGTCTCGCGCCTCTACAGCAACAAGACCCGCTAGTTCAAGATCATCAAAATAACCGAATACACGACGTTTTCGGTTGATGCTTATTTGAACTGACCACTTGTTCATTGCTTTATCCCAATGCACATTTTTATAACCAGATTGATTATTTTTGTGTGCAACACGATTTAAGCAATTTTGTTGTTGAGTTACTTCTCGCAAGTTTTCAATGCGATTGTTTGTACGGTCATTGTCGATGTGGTCAATAATTTTTGGCAAATAACCTTTGTGATAAAAAAATACCATGCGATGAAATGTATATGCTTTGCCGTCAATAACTACTCTACAATAACGATGGTGCTTTGTAATTGGCACAAGCGCCTTCACCGCATTTGTTTTGCGGTTAATAAATTGTCCGTCTTGATAATCGAACAATTCTTTCAGACGCTTTTGCGTAGTCACAATTTTCCCTTAAGCAAACGATACGGTTTCGCTAGTTGTTGATGTTGCAGTCACAGTATAAATCTTGAACCCGCCACTGGTAGTAGAAGTCTGCGTTACGCCACCGGAGAAGGTTGCGGTGTAGGTGCTAGGTATTTTGATGATGACGATGCCAGAACCGCCAGCAGCACCCGCAGTAGCTCCACCATTGTTGCCACCACCTCCACCACCTGATCCAGAATTTGCTGTAGCAGCAGTCGCTACTGGGCTTGATCCGTAGCCTCCATTGCCACCACCTGCTTGACCCGTTCCGCTTGCTGTAGCGCCAGCACCTCCACCGCCACCGCCAGCATAGGTGACACTAGAACCGCTGATGCTGCTTGCAGTACCTGCGCCACCGTTTGATCCAGTTCCAGATGTGCCATTTACACCAACCGAACCAGAACCGCCCCCGCCACCAGCGCCGTTTGCAGGCGAACCAGAAAATCCTGTACCTCCATTATTTCCTTGGCCTACCGTTCCAGCGCCAGATGATCCTCCACCACCCGGGCCACCAGCACCGCCACCGCCCGAACCACCGGCTGCCCCGCCACTAGCGTCGCCATAACTATTTCCAGCCCCGCCACCTGTGGATGTAACGATTGAGAAAACAGAGTTGTTGCCGTTGCTTCCGTTAACATTTTGGTTTGATGATCCGGGAGAACCTGCGCCAACAATTACCGTATATGCAACCCCCGGCGTTATCGAAAATCCGGTTGCTGTTTTCAATCCTCCTGCGCCACCGCCGCCGCCATTAGTCGCGCCGCCACCAGCGCCGCCGCCAACAACAAGGTATTCGGCAGTAAATGTACTTACAAAACTTACAGTCTCGTTGGTCGTGCTAGTCGCAGTCACCGAGTAAATGTTGTAACCGCCTGATGTGGACGGTGTATAGGTAACGCCGCTAGAGAATACTGCTCCAGTAGTCGATGGCACTTTGATGATGACAACGCCCGAGCCGCCATTGCCGCCTGTATAAGAACCACCAGCACCGCCACCACCGCCGCCTAAATTAGCAGTTCCCGCAGTTCCATTTGCTCCACCAGTTGCACCAGCACCGCCACCACCTGAACCGCCAGCACCACCCGATGACGTGCTTCTTCCCCCGCCGCCGCCAGCATAAGTTATAGAAGTGCCTGATATTGAAGAAGCCGTGCCAGCACCACCAGCACCACCAATACCACTTGCACCATTAGAACCTACAGCACTTGCACCGCCGCCCCCGCCACCTGTTTGGGAATCATTAAAACCATTTCCTCCAGTATTACCTTGACCCGAAGTAGCAGCACCACCAGTACCTGCGTTAGAACCGCCCCCGCCCGATCCACCAGCGCCACCATTTACATTACCTGCACCTCCTGCGCCATATCCACCGCCCGTAGAAGTGGTACTTTTAAACACAGAATTGCTACCAGCTACACCATTTGCTGAAGAAACACCTCCTGCTCCTCCAGCGCCAACAGTTACTGTATAGCTTGTGCCATAAGAAATTGATTGCGATGTTAAAGATTGATACCCGCCAGCACCACCGCCAGCCCCGGACGCTGCTCCACCACCGCCACCACCTGCTACAACAAGGAAGTCGGCAACAGGCCCGCTCGCACCACCGGCTAGGAAAAAGTTTTTAGCAGCAAACATTACGGTGTGTATCCCTGTGCAATGCTGCCGTACCAGTTCGTACCGTCAGCGATGAAGGTCAGAATGTCCATTTTGCCCGCAGTAGCGGTAATCGTAGGAGCGCCCGCAGTACCCCACTTCACGCCGGTAAACGTCGCAGTACCGTTACCTGTGCTTGCAGCTTGCTTGAGCAACAGCACGAAAGACTTGCCCGCAGTAGCAGTCGGCATAGTGAAAGTGCAAACTGTAGATGCGGTTAGCGTAGCAGTCTGAACCGTCCCGTTAGTTAGCGACAACGTGCTAGATGATGTTACCGTACCAATAGCAACAACGCTCTCAACGTAATTGGTAACAGTCGGATTAGTATCAAGCATCATCTTGCCTGTGCCGGTGACTGCATTTGTCAACGTCACACCGCCGTAGGTCAACGTTCCCGATACAAGCAAGTTTGTAAAGCTGTTAGCGTTAATAAGCTGAAAACGCGTGCCGTCATAAACAACGATTACCACTTCGGTTGCAATCATGTCGCCTGCAACGAGAGCAGTTGATCCTGTGCGCGTGATGGCTTTAGCGCCAAGCCCATCAATGTTAATCGTTGATGCGCCTGTGTTTGTATTAGGAACAACTAACGAAAACAGGTTGCCCGCAGCGTAGGCAGTCAGCGCAGGGGATGCGGTAGCTACATAGGTATCAGTTCCCGTCACAGTTAGCAGTTTGTCTGCGCTGCCTTGCAACTGCGAGAACCGCACCGCGTCTGCTGCGGCTGTTGCTGCACCAAGCCCCGTGATCTTAAAGTTTGCCATTGGGATATTGGCAGTAACAGTCGTCTGACCGTCTTTGGTGATCGCGGTGCTAAGACCTGTTGCCAAGTCAGAAGTCAGCGAGTTAAACGCTGTGCTACTGATAACCGTACCCGTTACGACAGGCTGCCCTGCCGTGTTGATCTGAAACGTCCCTGACCCGTTGTAGCTCAAAATTGCATCTCCCATGAATAAGGCATAAACTGTCGATTTGACAGGAGATGCCAATGACTTACCAAGTCAACAAAGTAATACCGTGTTCCCAATGCGGAAAGCCTTCCGTAGCGCGTCATCTATGCCGCTCCCATTACAACGAAGCATGGCGCAATAAGGAATTGTCTCAGCATTCGGGAGTTACCGTTTACGAATCGTTTGATGCAAAGGTCAACAAAACTGACAGTTGTTGGCTTTGGACTGGAACAAAAAACGCTTATGGATATGGCATTGTTTTGATTGGCAGCAAAAGTATTCGTGCTCACAGATTTTCTTATGAAAGATTTGTTGGCAAAATACCTACCGGCAAAATAATTATGCACAAATGCGATACCCCTGCTTGCGTAAATCCAAAGCATTTGCAAGTAGGAACTAAGGCTGACAATAACGCTGATACTGCAAACAAACGACGACACAATTACGGGCTTGACCATTGGAATGGTCGCCTTTCCGCGCAAGACATTGATGCAATTCGACAAAGCAATGAAGTGCATCGCATTCTTGCCGAGCGTTATGGTGTTAATCAGAGCCATATCAGTCGAATCAAATCAGGAGAAGCGCACAAGCCATAGCTCATTGCTGTGCTCCTTGTTGTTGCCACCGCTGAAGTTGTTGTGCAAGCCTTGCAGCATCCATTGGCGATATTGGTGCGTTAGGTAGATTAGGAATGTTGCTGCGTAACTGATCTGCTAAGCGTTGGCCTTTGCCTATTGCAAATGCTGTCTCTCCCATCAATCTCGGAGAAGATGCTGCTAATGACGTTGCTGCTGCAACAGGCCCGCCAACCATGTAAGCCATACCACCTGACGGCAATGCAGTTGCTCGTTGCAATCCTCTAGGCGACCATTCGCTTAGAGCTTGTCCCGCCAATGCAGGCATGATTTGCTTGCCGCCTTCGCTTTCTAAAGTATTCGCAAGATTAGTTCTGTAGCCATAGCTTGTGTTGACATTGTTACGCATCAAAGATTGAAGTTTACGCATCGCAGTATCTGCGCTTGCTTTGTTGCCAAGCGACAATGCTTTTTCAATCTCTCGGATTGTCTCGGTTGCTTCCGAGTAATCCTTCATCGTTTTTGCGTAGCCTGGGGCTTGCGCTTCAATGGTTTTTTTGACTGCGTTATATGCGTCAGAAATTACTCGTTGTGCTTGTAATTGTTTTGGGTTGTCAGGATAAATTGCACCAATACGTTGCTTTAACGCATCAAGACCTTCAACCGTATGCAGATCAGGCGCTGATCTCCAATCGTCAATAACACTTTGGACTTCCTGTATTTTTTTAAGTTCGTCTGTGCCTACTTTGTACTTTGACGTTCCCTGTGGACTTGTAACTTTGATTGAATTTATTGAATTGTTTAAAGCATTATCAATGTCGGCAAAGTTAAGGGTTGTTGCATCATTGGCATACGCGGCTTCATTAGCGCGATATTCTTTGCCTTTTGCTTGCCGCATAGCATCAAGGTTAGTTTTTGCATCACTCAAAACATCAGTCATGTTTGCTTGACCGCGCAAGTTTTGCGTAAAGCTTGTTTGTGCTTCACCGCCTGCGGGTTCATAACGACCAACCCTAGTGGCTTCAGCCAAAGGTGCGATGCCCGTACCGGTTTGCAGTCCAACGCCTTGAGCGACGGCTTTGCTGATGCCTTTGCCTGCGGCTTGCGTGCCTTTTAAAGCAAGAACTAATGGATCAATTGCTGCTCCTGCTCTTGCAGCAGCTTGTCCTGCCGCCGCCATGCCAGGCACACGCGATGCGACCGCGCCGCCGCCACTTAGCACGCCCGCCACATCACTAGCTACGCCTGCCGGATCAGTAGCCAAAGTGTTTTTCAGAGCCTCTGTGCTGCCATAGCGTTCTTTGAGCATCCCGCCTGCTGCGTTTGCAGCATTGACAGCACGTTGCTGTGCTTGCGGATCAATCTCAAAACGATTGATAAAGTTTGCTATTGGCTTTGGGGTAATGTTTTGCAAAGCACCCGCAGCAACGTCTGCCGCACCGCCTATTGTTTGCAAGGGGCTTGCTATTGCTTGCGCTACATTGCTCAGCAAACCACCCATGCTGCTTGGTAGGTTGGACATTGCCTCGCCAGGCACATCTGACCAAGCCAATGGCTTTTTAGGCGGTTGTGCTTTAGGCATTCCTTGAGAATTTGCCTTGATTGCTGCGGAAATTTGCTCATCGTTCATAGTTGCAGGAAAGCGCACCTGCCCCATGCCTGGCACTTCAACGACTTGAAAATCATCCATTATTCAATCCGTCCCGTATTAGGATTGTATTGCCTTACTCTTCCTGTTGCCGTTTGTCCTGTTGCAGCGGGAGCAATATTTGTAAGCACAGGATTTGGTCGATAGCCTTGTTCTTGGCTATACATCTGCCCATGCAAACCAAGAATGTCTTGAATCTCTCTTTTCATTGCTGCAAGTTTTTCTTTTAGTATTTCAGCATTGTCGTTCGGTTGTGGCAAGAACGGCTTTAATCTTGCAAATTCACCAACCGATACTGCTGCACCACTCAAATCATGTACTTTTGATGCCGCAAGTTCTGTTATTGCTGCTCGCGTTGCAACGCCTTCTCTATCCATTCTATTGACCATACTACTTGGCAACGCACCTTTTACAAGTCCTGTTGCATTTGGGTTTTGAGTAACCAAATCTTCAGCACGAGTGATCTTGTTCAACAACACCTGATTTTGTGTGATTGCCGTATTGATGTTAGGTGGTATTGCTTTCAACTTTTCGCCGGGAGGTGTGAATCCTGGCAATACAGAAGGCGTACCACCAGTTCTTGAAGGTTGAAGGAATACAGGATTTCCTGCTGCATCTTGTGCTGCAACCGGCGATCCAAAAGTAACAGCGCCTGGCGTTCTGCCTTCCCTTGCCTTACGCAAAGTAAATTCGTTAATGTCAAGGGGCGTTTTTCCTTGCGTTTGCATTTGCTTTACATATTCATCGTATATACCAAGTTCACCGGGCCTTGCTTGACCTACTGCCCGCAACTTTGAACGATCAACTGTTCCATCCGGTCGTAGTGCTGATGCAATACTTTCGGGTGTGTAATCTTTAACATCTATTGGTGAAAATTCTGTTTTTGGATTTGCTTTTTGCAAAAACTCAGCCAATTGCATAGCGCGTGGATTGCCCGATGCAGCAAGCGCTTCAAGGTTATATCTTGAAGTTCCCGGCCTAGCTTGGGGTGCAACCTGTGGTGCAACTTGTGGCGCAACGGGCGGTGTCGTGCCTTCTGCGCCTGCCATGACTGACGAACCAAGCTGTCCAGGAATCATTGGGTTCATTGGTGGCGCAACAGGAGCAACCGCAGTTGGAGTTTGACCTTGTTGTGATGCTGCCAAAGTACGTTGAAATTCTTGTTGTTCACGTTCTTTTGCCATTTGTGCAAGCAATTGCGACATGGCAAGCTGTTTCGCTTGCGGATCACGCAATGCAGCCAATATGCTTGGGTCAACCATCCCACGCGCACGCGCAGGTACAGCAGGACGGTTTGGCTCAAAATTGCCCTGGTCGTCAATTGCGGTTATTGGAGCACGTTCGGGCTGTGCTTCCTGCCCTTGCATATGAGCAAACAATGTCGCAAAGTCGGATGCGCTTTCTTTCTGCGCTCTCTCGCCCAATGCTTTTTGCTCATTCGCCAAGTCTTTTTGCGTCTTGACTGCCATATAGCCTTGCAAGGCTTTAGCAATGCCTGTAAGCGGCGAAGTCCTAGCCTGTATGCCGCCATAGCTAAACGTCTCAGCAGGCTGAAATGCCTGTTGCTGCATCAACTCAGCCATCTTTTGACGGCGAGCAATATCAGCAAGCTCAGATTCGTAGGGGCTTGGCAAATTGAAATTTACGGTAGCCATTATTGACTCTCCTGATACACGTTCAAATCAGTAGGCGTTGAAGCATCTTTTGCGTCATTGCTGCTGTACGGATTGATAGGCTTTTTCTTGAACAATTTAGCAATGTCCGTAGGCGACATTCCGCTAGACGATTGTGCAGGCGCTTGTGGCATCTGCAACTTTTGCTCCGGCAGAATGTAGTTTTCCAATGCCTGCGCCATGCGCTGACGTTTTTCGTCGGGATTGAAGCTGAACATATTGTTCATGCTAACGCCCCGTAATTAACCATCTTGAAGCCGCTCGGATGTTGAATCACAGCTTCGGGCATTACCGCTTCAACCTCGTCAGCCATCACACCAATCTGACGGCCACCAAAAATGTCGTATTCGTAAATGCCAATTCCTAGTCGATGCGTTCCTATGCGTTCGATGTTGGATTTCAAGCGACGATCTGAGAAGTAAGTTGCTGCTGCCATGCCACCTTGACCAAGCAAGTTGTAAAGCCCGGCATTCTGAGCATTAGCATTGGCAGACTGAATTCCGTAGTTCTGCATATTGGCCTGGCCCTGTGCTTGTGCCCCTGCAAAGATCGGAGCAGGTGCAACAGTCGGCCCTTGATAGCCTTGAAATTGCGGCATCTGAATCTGCGAGCCTGACATCAGACCCGTGATCTCGTTCAAAGGCTGTTGACGCAAGTACGATTGACGCTGCAATTCTGCTTGCTGTGCGGCGTTCTGCATACCCATCAATGCTTGTTGCTCGCCAAACCCTGCGGCACGCGCTTGCGTATCAAGACCAATGCCTTGCAATGCAGCTTGGCTTAGCAAATCGTTGCGGTTTTGAGCAGCTTGCGTTTGAGCGGTTCTGTAAGCCTCTGATCCTTGCGTGATACCTTGATTGGCAAGTTGATTTTCCATGCCAGCTTGTTGACGTTCAAGTTGCGGCGCAAGCCTAGCCATAATTGCTTCTTGACCCGTCATGCCTGCATTGACCGGTGCTTTAGCTAAAGCAGACGTGTCAAGCCTAGTTTGCAGCTCTTGGCCTGCTGTTCCAGTAGGAGAAAACGGTGTTCCAATTACGCTCTGCGCTTGTTTCGTACCCGTCTCACCAAGATTTGCCAACAACTGTTGCACACGCTGCTGCGAAGCAAGCGTCTCGGTTGCCGTAGGTGTGAGGGTCTGCGTAACAGTAGGCTGATCGCCTTCATAGGTAACAGTTTGTTTTCCCAAAGGCGAAACGATGTTCGGGTTCGACATCCTTCCCTGTAGACGAGCTGTTTCTACGTTAGCCGCACCCTGCGCTTGTGCCGCACCTGCATAATCCGGCGTTGGCGGCGGTGGCGGAGACGATGAACCTTTACCCATAATTAACTCCTAGTTTCTTGCGGTATTTATCAGTCAAAAACCTGCACGCGTCATGCCTCATTGTGTAGAAAACAATGTCGCCATCTACCCTTGCATCCTTAATTCGGCTTTCCTCTACAAATCCCATATTCGTTACTAACTTGATGCTTGCTGCGTTGTCGCTTCCTACTGGCACTATGATCTTGTCTACTTGGCACACATTAAACGGGTAGTCAAAAATTGCCGCTAAGTATGCGCTTGTCATCCGTCCTTCTATTGCTATGTGACACCAAATGCTCTTCCTGTTCCAATTCTCGTAGATCACGCCTGCAATTATCTGATCGTCCTTGCACAGTCCTATCGCTTCGCTGCGTCCTTCAAAGTAGCCGCCCTCAACGCGCTTAGCCACCCAATGCCCGATAGCCGGGCCTTTCGCTATATGCCTGCCCATCCGGTTTGATACACAATGTCCGTCGATGCCCATTCAATCTGCAAACCTTTGCTCGCGCTTTTCAATGCGATTGCACCGCAGTAACCTATGCCTGTAATGCCTTGCCAGTTGTTCGTAATCGTTGCGCCTGATCCCCACAAACCAACATCCCATAACGCCGCATCCCACGACGCATAAGACTGAGGACTAAACGACAAAGCTGCGGTCGTATCAGCAACGTCAAAATCGACGTTCATACCAACAAATATTGCCGGTTGCCCGTTAGTAAAAATGCTAGGTCTTGCGCGGGTGAAATACTTTTTAACACCGCGTGACCCGTAATAGTTAAACGCTTGCAATGTCATTGCTTCAATGTTTGCAGCGTTGTCTTGATAGTCTAATGTCCAGGCTTTGCCTACAAAACCATTTCCACCGAAATACGGGTCATCTGAGAAGATTTCAAAACAGTTAGCATTCCAACCCGTAAAGTTGCACCAAGCCTTTGTGATGTTGTTCATTACATACTGCTGTTGCTGCGAACCTTGAGCAATCGGTATGTTTACAAACAACGCATTGTTTTTTGAGTTGTAGAAAATTTGCCAACCAAAGTTTGCTTGATATGTCCTTGTTGCTTCAGCAAATGCACCTTGAATTTTGTCGGATAACGCAACTCTCGGATCAAGCCTTGAGCTTTGAATGGCAGACGCTAGTGGGTACAGACCGTCCAAAGTGAGGATCAGCAAGTCGCCTGAATACTTAAACATACAACGCTTGCCAATGGGTGTTCCTAGCTTCCATACACCAATGAGCGCCCACGTTGATGCCGAAGCCGGATCAGTCCCGCGATACGCTATCACTTCACCGTTGCTTGTGACAAAAACAAGGTTATCGTCAGCACCGTAACCTGCGTCGATTGTCCATGTACCTATCGAAACAAGATAACCACCGTATCTAGCAATAGAACTTAAGTCTATCTGCTCAGCAGCACCGCCTACTGAGGAAGTGGGTAAGTACCACGCAACAAGGGTGTTCTTTTGGATAAACCAAACCCTGTTTTTAAACAGAGTCACATTATCAAGCGTTGTCGTTGTAACGCCCGTAATTGCAGGAGATGATGATGCTGTGATTGAAGTCCAAGTCGTGCCATTAAACAGCAAAGGCGCATCTGTGCCATTGGCGGCGTACATGAACGCACCGCCCGGAGTAGATACGTTGACATACTCCCACCGAGCGTTCGTCAGTCCTGAAACGACTGGAGCGCCTACAGCACCACCTGCTGTTACGTCGTAGATTTTGTCACTAGCTACTGCAAATAATTTTTCAGCGTTGCCGCCTGAGTAGTTAAACAGACTCTCGACTTGCCCTGTGATGCCAGTTGCATACCGTTGATAACCGCCTCGCAGATTGACGCTCGACACCGCAGGGAACATATTGGTCAATTGCACAGCATCAGTTGCTTCCATGTTGGCAAGCGAATCGCGGGCGTTCCATCCACCGATAGGCGCAGGCAAGGAAGCCACTTGCGCGGCAGTCCCTTGAACCATCATGCGGCGACGTGCGCTTGTTGCCATCAGTTAGTACCGTAGCCGCTGTCGGGAATGTTGTCGTAACCGATCAGGACTGTGCCTGGACGCGGTGCGAGCGAAAGGTTAGCCGACGACATATCGAGAGCTTTAGCCGCCTCCATCTCTGTCAGGTAGTTACGCATCATCGCCGTAGTGTCGAAGCCTTTAGCCTCGAAATACTTTAGCTTGGTCGCGTTGACCATCAACCGATCAGGATAGATGCAAGTGTCGGTGTCCACGGTAAACGAGTTTTTAACCGTACCGGTTGAAGATTCTGCCCACCCCTTGCTACGGTACTCAAACCCTAGATATTCAGCCGTGGACATACCGGGCCAAATTTGGAAGTATTCACCAAGCAAGCGCCAACGGATACGCGGGCCGGTTGAGATATAGCCCGACAACAGCCATTCCCATTGCTGCGCATCTTCCGGGCCGAGCATTTCCCAATGCTTCGACTTATCCCACATCGTGCGCGGGACGAGGCTTTCGTAGTCCGAGGGAAGCGAATACTTGATTTTCTGAAAATAAGCCGTAGCACCAACGGCGCTTGCAGAAAAGTCTTGATTGACTGTTACCTGCGTTCCTGAGTCTACAGAAACGATATAGGTGTTCTGATTGATGCCTGTGCCTTGAACCTGATACGTCGTATCAAGTCCCGCAGTCGATGCCATTGTGATCGTGCGGGCTGCGGTCGTCCAAGTGCCGGTCGTCGTGATGTATTGCGTATAAAACGCGTTTTGTTTTGTCAGTTCCCGCCAAGCGTGGCGACGAAGAAACTCGTACCCGTTCGCGTTCATCAACGCGAGAATTTGGATAACGTCTTGGTTCGTGTTTCCTGCTACGCTTGTCGGGGTTGCAACGCCAAGCTCGTTAGTTACTTGCTGCACTAACTCCAGCATCGTTGTCGTTGACATTCTCTTTCCTCGGTCGGCCAGGCTTGCGCTGCTCTAAGAGCATCGCCATCTGCGCCTTAAGTTCTTCAAGCTGTGCGCGGGTTGCTTCCAACTCGCTACTCGAAACTTTTTGGTTCTTGTTCAACAAGTAATTACGGGCACGTTCGCGCAGTCCTACGCCACCCATGCCGATACGTTGAAGCTGATTATCGCTTGCAGTAGCTACTTGTTCAACCGTCTGAAATTTCAAAATCTGCAACTCAGCCAGTTGGTTGTCGTTTAACTCATCAGGACGGTCTTGAAACCAATCTTTCAGCGGCGTGCCGATAACCGGGCCATCACCGCTTTGCATCTGAAAATGCAGCCATTGGCGCGGGAATCGCTCTTTATGGTCATCCCGCACCGGCTGGTCAATTACTGTCGTTTTATCGCCTGGCACTACGATTCGGATAAACGGCTTGCCCTTGTAGGGGTCTTTCTCGGACGTGTAAAACTCAACATAAAGCTGCGAGTCTGCATTGTTGATATCTGAATCAAGTGCCATTGTTTTCTCCTGTGGGGAAAAATTTATGCAGTAAGAACGGATGCCCAAGTAGTTGCGCTAGTAGCAAACAAAATTACAGTTTTTGCGGTTGCAAGACTTAAAGTTGATGCGGCAGCATTAATCGTCGATCCTGCTTTCGGGTAGATCGTGATGGTCTGTCCCGAATCATTACGAATGCCAACCATTGCACCCACTTCAGTCGGAGGCAAAATCACGCCCGTACCTGAAGATGAAGTCGTGATTGCGTTCCACACCGCCGACAGTTGAAGAGCGTCAGCAATTGTGCTGCCTACAGCAACAAGACCGGTTGCACCATCACCGCAGATTGAAACCGTTGACAGCGAAGAATTACCACTACCCAAAACGCGTGACGGGATAGCCATGATTACTCCTTAGATTTGCTGCCAACGACGCGAAGATCGCGCTGCGGCAAGTGGAAAAATGGTTCTTCAAAACGTACATTCTCAAAACCTGCTTCAACTAACATCGTGCCGATTTGCTGTTTTGAGTAACACCAATGATGGCGCATCGTATCAGGTTCGGGCATTCCGAACAATGCACGCCCGATCAAATCGTCATTCCTGTGTCCTTGATTCCATAGCGCAATTACATTGTCAAGACACGGCATTTCAAGCGATAACTGACCGCCTGGCTTTAACACCCGCAACCACTCAAGCAACGTTTGTTTCGCTTTAGGTGTCGGGATGTGTTCAAACAAATGGATCGCGGAAATCTCATCGGCATGGTTATCCGGCAAATCAAGTTCTGTTACATCCGAAATCAGGTCTTGTTCGCCAATGCAATCAACATTGATCCAGCCAGGCCAAGACCTATCACCCGCTCCTAGATGGAGTCGAATACGCTCTGCCATTTGCGCCCCAAGGTTTCCGGTGAATAATGTTGCTGGATGTATTGCTGTCCTGCCCTTACCAAAGCGTTCAATTCGTGCCTGTAGGCTTGCGAGAACTGAAGCCCACCCTTGACTGGCCCAAGGTAACAAAAGTGTCTGAATTCCTTGTTCTTATCAATCTTACTGCCGATTACAAAGCAACCCGACATGATTGCATTAATGAGCCGGTTCGCGCTTTTGTAGGTTTCTTCCTTGCTTGGCAGCAAAACAATGTTGCTTTGTCGCAAAAGCTGTTCTTGGGCGGCTGTAGACCACGGCACGCACTCAACCTGATCGTTAGGCCCTGTGCAGTACGTCATGTCGTACTGTTTCAGCATCTTCCGATAAGGCAATATTTCTTTCAGATTGCTTTGATGCCCTAGCCACAAATATTTGTTACCGTCGGCGTGGGGTTGACCGCTATTCTCCCAAGTGTCGGGGATTACTTGGGCATCTTTTTCCGCATAGACGCGGATTCGTCGCGCCATTTCCGCAGTCGGGCACACCACGGCATCAGCTTTTTGAGCCATTTCCGCATAAATTTCCCCTAACTTTGGGTGCGTGAAATGATCGTCGCAAATGTCCACCACTGCTTTTGCGCCCCTAGCTTGCACTTGCTCAAACATCACTAAATCGTCAGGCTGCGGCTTGGAAAACACCGTGATATCCGCGCCCCTAGCGTTCAATCTTGAGTGATAACCGCAGTACGCCGAAGGCATAGCCGCCCTCAATCGATAGGATGCCATCTCAGCACCGCCGCTGTGCATGAATGAAACTCTCATACTCGCTTTCCGAGGCGTTTGCGCTCGTCCATGATTTCTGCGATTAGACCGCCGCCATGCACATTGAAGTGAATGTCCGGCAACGTCTTAAAGTATTCTTGAAATTCGTTTGCTTGCTGCGCCATTGCGCCATTAGACAAGAACCGTTTGCCACCGACAATTACATCAATCGGTTCATCTACGCCCTCACCTGTGAATCGCTTGGTCTTGCCATCACCTGCTAGGCAAGAATCGAAGCCGTACATTTCAAACGTTCTGAAACCTAAAACATAGCTTACCGATACAGCACGCATCCCCGACGTAGTGCCACCCCCGACAAGAAACTTCTTGTTGAAGATACTGCTGAAAGGTTCGTCGTTGTATTCCTCGTAGGCAAACGAGTGCCACAAAATGACCTTGTTTGCTTTCAGAGCGTCAAACATTGACGGATCGCACCGAGAAGCCACTAGATAGACCGTGTGCGCGTTTGCTTCGCTTAGCTGTGCGCTTCTATCTCGCGGGTCAACACAGCACCATAGATCGGGCTGTATGCCGTTCTTGCAAAGGAAATCATGCGCTGCTTTAACTGCAAATATCGGGCGACCGCGTGCGCGTTCTGCTCGTATATTCTCAATCTGAGACGGCATGGAAGGCCCACTACCCACGACGACCATGTGACCGTCGTGAGCAATGAGACTTGGTACTAGCTCCGGCAAACCCCGCGCAATCGCAGAGCGAATGTTAGACACAATGCCATCAGGCGTCCCTGCGGCTTTAACATTAACCTTTAATTGCGCGAGATTTTCCATTAGCCAGGCATTGCACCTGTGCCAATAACCGCGATGCCAGCAGCGATACAAGTAACTGCGGTGGCATTGGAGATCGTGCGGGTCGAAGTGCAGCCGATAACCAAACAACCGGAAACCGTTGCATCGTCCAACACACCACCAGTTGCGGTCGTATACAGAGGCACATTGTCGTCACAGTTAGCTGCAAGGTTAACTTGCATCACACCGGACAACTGCACCCACCCGTAATAGCCCGAAGCAATCGAGACTTGCGCGAAACCGACGCGCTTGCTGTTTGCCGAGTTGGTGGTAGTCAGCAAAGCAGCAGTCTGCGAGGCGGTAATGGTCACCGCGCCGTAGGTGCTGATTGCTTCAGAGGCTTGCACATACATCGCTTCGCCGCCATCGCTCAACAGCACTTTCGTGCCGGGAGTGAATTGGGCAGTCGATGAAGTATCGGTAAAGTTAGTGCCGATTACACCTGATACGCTGAAAGTAGGCATTTTCGTTTCTCCTATTAAGCAATCAGCACGCCGCAGAACTGCGGGCCGCTGCTCGTCAAATTACCTGCCCAACCAATAAGCTTAACAATCATTCTGTTACTTTCGGCCTTTCGGCTTACTGACCCTTTCGGGCGGGGATGCCGCTTCGGACTTCCCTCCGAGCTTTCCTTTGTTATGGCTCGGTTCAGACTATCGCATCCGCTTTCGCGGCCCTCTCACTTAGTCGTTCACGCTGCTTTCGCTTGCGCCCTGTCGCCCGCTTCCGGGCTTCCAAGTCAATCAGAGAAGGTTTAGAGACGCCATTAATGCAAAGTAGGTTTAGCGTCTTGGTTCACAGCCTGGCGCTCGCCACCAATCGGAACAAAGTTCCGGTCAGCGTGCGGACGGAACATAAGGTACTTGGTGTTCAAGAAGAACATATGGTTAGCGGTAGCGGAAGAACCGATACCACCGTCCAGCACCACGTCCGAAGCCATACCAGCGCCAAAATATTTCAGCGAAGCAAAGCCTGCACCGGCCATCGACGAACCGCTGTCGGTAATACGCTGAATCGACTGAAGCGATTGCAGGTACAGACGATAGTAGTTGTTGTCAGCCACGATCAGGTCAGGCTTGTCCGTACCCCGGATCAACTGAACCGCAACGCTGTCCATGTACTGCTGAATATTGCTTGCAGTAACAGCAGCACCGCCGTTAGTCACGCCGGAGTAAGACACCGAGCGCCAAAACGTCCAGGTCGCACGATCAATACCGCCGTAAGTACCGGTAGCCGGGCTATCAGGCACAGCAGCGCCCAAGCCGGTCAGGTTCTTACCTGCGTTACCCGTTCCGTCCAGGTACAGGTCGCCGCTGATACGGTTAGCGATCTGAGCCTCGGCAACAGCCATACGGCCATCGAGCAAGTCGATGATCGCTTCCTTGCCGCTGTTCTGAATCATTTCCAGGCCGCTGATCGAAACTGCCGATGCGTACTGAGTGATAGAGAACTGCGCCGCAGAGATCGGACTGTTTTGGCTCACATTCAACACTTCATAGCCGCTATAGCTGTTGGTGTTGTTGGTGGCCGTGTCGTTGTACATAATCTCTTGCAAGATCACGTTACCGCCGGAGAAGGTCTTAACGTTTCCACGTTCCTTCAGTCGGCGCAAGAGGGCGTTGTTGTTTGTTACGTTGTCAGCGAGTTCACCAGTACGACTTTGGATGTTGGTCGCAATGATATCGCTGATAGAACTATTGGCGAAAGCCATTATATTCTCCTATCAGTTTTTAGAGTCGATCCGCTACGTTGTCGAATTGTTCGGCAAGCATGGATCGTCGATCTTGCGCTTTGGTAGCCGTTGTCGCACCGGGTGCGGCGCTTCTGACACTAACCGCTGCCGCTCTAGCTTTCTTAGCAGCTTGATTCGCTGCTACCTTTTGCTGAGTCTCAGCTTGGGCTTGTCGGCTCTGCTGAACTTGTTGAAAAAGGTTGTCGTCTAGGCGTAATGCTTTTTCGTAAGCTTCGTCCAACGTTGATGCAACACCGCTTTGCAGCAATGAAATCATCGTGGGTCGTGCTTCCTCGAAATGCTCAGCTCGCATAGCGAAATTGTTGATCTCGCCTAGCAATGACTGATTCTGCACCTGCTCTTGCTCTTCCTTCCAACTCATCACTTCACCACGAACCCGATTGAGTTCCTGCTGTAGTGCTGAGATGCTTGGATCGACAGTCACCTGTTGTTGCAGTTGACTACCATCACCAAAATTCACACCGTATTGCTGAGCGAGACGCAAGAAAAGTTGTTGCTTTTGTTGCGGGTCGCTGTAACGCAAAGCATGATCAGCTTCCATTAGTGCTTTTACGGCTTTTGGCCCATCAATCCCCAGTCCACGGATCGTGTCCATGTAAGGGTTCATAACCTCTTGGTACTGATCTGCAAACTTAGCTTTTTCCATCAGGGGCTGAACCCCTGCCTTCATTTGTTCTTCGCGCTGCCAGGCATATTCCTTTAGCCTATCGTCGGCAGTCTGCCATGCGTCGTGATAATCCTTTTTCCATGACGCGGGAGGGCGCTTCCACACCGGCTCTTCAGCGGGCTGCTCTGCCTGCTGAACCATCGTTTGTTCGGGTTCACGGGGCGCAAACTTGCCTTCCGTATCTCGCGGCACATCCTCACGAGGCATCTCGCCTGGCGGCGCATTAACGGCTTGGTCGAATTGCTGCTCAAGCATTTCCCTGCGTGTATCTTCAACTGGCACTATTGCGTGTAGATCGCTCATTATCGTTCCCTGTGGGGGTTAGTAAATCTAGCGTCATCACGAAGTCTGCTAAGAATCTTGTTCGCTTCGGAATGCGTCATGTTTGACAGTTGCTGCCTTAAGACTTCCCTGCGGTTATCTTTAACCGGCGCAACTTTCGTTTCCATCTTTTCGTTGCCGACTTCGATGCAGCCATGCGCTTGCAGGTGTTCCCTGTGGCGGCTGCGGCTCGTAATCATCGAGCCGTCAACCATTGACTGATACGGCTGAATGTCGGGCATGATGTGATGCACAGCAGTCGGTTGATACTCGCCAACCTCGATTGCCTCACCGTCTACATAAATCCAACGTTTTCTCATAGAAGTAACAGAATTTCCTCGTCGTCAATTTCTACGTGCTGATGCCATATCTGTTCAGCATTCTTAAGATCAGCGATCAATTTATCAAAATTAAGATTACTTGTCAAAATTTGTTGTTTGGTTATGTAATTCAACGGCTCGACAATTTCGGGGATATCCTCTTTGCCTTCAACAATTCTTTCATACAAGGCAAGCACTTCACGACGACGCTCCTCCCGTACCGCTTTTTCCCTTGCAAAGCGATCTTTCAGTTTGTCGCCGTCATGGGTATCAAGGTCAATCAGCGTGGGAACGTAATCCCACGTTGCCTGATCCCATGTGCCGGTGTCCCATCCCCCGTTCATGTAACGATTTCAACCCCGACAGCTTTGCCGTCCGGCCCACGGATGATGCGTTTAGGCGCAGCCATGACATTCATTAGGTTGTCGATCTTGCCCGCAGTCTGATCGTGCAGCATCGCCATATCCTGCTGTAGCCTCTCGACGTTTTGCAGCGCCATTTGCACGCCATTGCCTAGCTCAGCGGTCATGCGCTCAGCAGAGGCAGTTGCAGCCTCAACCAGCGGAATATCCACGCCAGGATTCGCCCCAATCCTTGCCACGGTAACTTTTGTTGCTGCATCAAGCTCAGTTTTCCACCGGTTGTATTGTTCTTCCATCTCACTTTTCTGACGGTCAAACTCCAGTTTCTGCGCGTCCATCTGCGCCCGCATCTGCTCGACTTCAACTTCGCGCTGCGTCTTAGCCTGCTCAAGCTGCAACTTTGCTTGATCCATTTGCATCTGCGCTTGCAACTTTGCTTGCTCAATCTGCATCTGAGCTTGCATCTTGGCCTGTTCAAGCTGCCCGTCTGCTTGCATCTTGCCTTGCGCCATCTGCTGTTCTGCTTGCATTTTGAGCATCTCAGGGTCAGGCTGCGGCTCGACCGGGGGCTTGTTAACCAGTTTGTTGATTGACTGATCAATAGCGCCCTCAATCTGCCTTGCACCCTTAAATGCACCGACTCCAAACTTGAGCAGCTCGCCAATCATCGGGATCATTTCCGGCGCTTGCTGACCTAACGGCAATGCTTCGCGCAAGAACGAGCCAAACGCTTGCAAGAACTCGCCGCGCTCTTGCTTCATTTTCTGCTCGTCAAGCTGAACGAGAGAGTCAGCAGCCACTTCGATGCGGAAATTACGCAACGGCTTGTCTTTTAGCAATGCGAGTGCTTGGGGGATCAACTGCTGATCCTCGGGTTGCATCTGATTCGCCGCTGCAAACATGAGAATGGTTTGCGGTTGGAACTTGGTGCAGATAACTTGCGCTTTCAGTCTGAGCAAGCCCGTCGCAAACAGCGCCACATCCTCCTGCATCGAGCGCAGACGGATCGAGGCGTATTGCCCTTTAATTTGCTGTGCTGTAGCCGTCTCGGACGCAAAAGACGATCCACGGATAATGTCCGAAAGACCTGTGATCTCATAGATTTGATTCTTGATCTCAGTCCGCGCCTGATAGCATTGAATCAGCGTCTGGGCAATCATGTCGATGGGCAAGAAGTCAATCGCGCCCTTCAAGCCGCCCTTCTCACCGAACGCCATCCAGGTATCGACTGGCAACAGCGCGTTGTTCTCGCCCTCGGTCATCAGTCGCTGCAAAGCGGGCTGAGAAGCGTCATAAACGCCCCTGACGCGCAAAGCCTTGACCAAACCATCTATGCGGTCGCTGAGAATATCAAGCTCGTTAGCCTGATCCTGATACAGCACAAAGTCAGCCACCGGAACAAGGGTGTCGCTCGTCATGGTGGCATAGAGCGGTGGCGGGCAGGGGAAGAATCCCTCTAGTTCTAGCGGATCGTCGCGCTCGTCAATGATGTTAGGCATTGACTTGCTGAACCAATAAACCTTGCCCGTTTCCTTGTCCCAATACTCACAAATCTTTGCGCGGGTGTGTTCTTTCGTGCTTTGACCGTATTGCTTGAGGGTGTCCGGGCCTGCATCAAAAGGAATCTTGTTGCCCACTTCTTCGCCGAAACGCTCAACCAATGCCTCGCGGGTCATGTATACCCAGCGCCAAACAGCCGTTACTTCCTCCCATGTACGCGCTACTGCATGGCCAAAGTCTTTCCAGTGCACATAGTCAATCGGAGCGCATTCGTACTCGATCTCCTCCATTGGCTCTTCACCTGCAAGAGCGTCATCGTGTGCACCGGGTTCAGGTTCGTCTATGTCCTCGGTCACTTCCAGGCCATCTTCGGGCATATCAACAGCGTTGACGTGCGGCTCATAGCGCACCCAGGCAGTCCCACGCCCGCCAAGAAAACGATCCTCAACTGCGTGTTTCATGGTTGCGCGGAAATCAGGGTAATGCTCAATCTCAAAATCTAGCGCCCGCTCTATCAGCAGGGAAGCCACCCGTCCAACTTGGTCATTGTCACCGAAGCGACGCGATACATCAGCTTTGGGCAGACGCGCATAAACAGCAGGGATCAACGTCTGAACGTTTGACCACAGGATGTTGAACTTAGCCGTTTCGTTCGTGTTTTGGCTGCGGTTGTCGTCCCGGTAACGCTTGATGATCTTCTGAGCGCGGGCTTCCCACTTCTTGAAATCACCGTCATACGCTGCGACGTTATGCAGCAGCTTCTGCAAGCCTGTGCTTTGTTCTTCGCTCATTTATTTCGCTCCGAGATAGCGCGAGCCTTGGCGCGGGCATCCTCTTTACTAGATGCGCCCCACGCTTTCAAAGCCAATGCCAATCGAGTTGGACTACCGTTCTTTTCCATTGGCCCGGGCATAGCACCCATTCGCGCAAGGAACGATGCTCGACGCGGATTGTCGCCTGACTTGACCGGAGGCTTCAATGTGCCGCCCGTCTCAGCTTTGTACGAAGCACGACCCTTGGCATTCAAACCACCTTGGGGATTCTTGCCTTCGCTACGTTGCCACGCTGCGCTCATTTGTTTTCCGGTTTCACAGTTTTAGCCGACTCACGAAATGCTTTAGCAGTCGGTGCGCCGGGGTTGCCAGGCTTACGCATACGCTCGCCCGAACCGGCTTTGATCCGTTCTTGCTTCGCTAGGATATTGGCGTACAGCCCGGCTTTGTTCATGATGCTGAGAAAATGCCAATAGCCAACACTTCAACACCCGCGCCGGTCGTGATTTTCCACGCTCCATTGCGAGATACCGCATTGATTTCGATATCGTAACTGTTGATTCCTGTACCTGCGCTTGCAGGCAGAATGGTGTGCGTAAAACCTGATCCATCAAGAATGACAACGTTGCCGGTTAATGCGGTAGTGACCGTGCAGACCAAGCGATGCAAATAATCGCCCGTTGCCCCATTTGTACCCAAAACTTGCGCCGTCTGACTTGCCGCGACGTGTTCGTATTGATACCTGTACGGATAATTAACGCCACTCATATTCGTGCTCCTTTAGGTTTAGCAGTTGCCCACATATCGTTGAGGGTAACTGTGTTTTGCGGGCCTACCATCAAAGGCTTCTCTCTATCCGGCGCTTTGAATACCGGTTCATTCTTCCAGCTTATCGCCATCATACGAAATGCGTCGGCAGGGTGGCTAGTCCAATCGTGCCTCGGGGTCTGCCTGAATGCCTTTTTGTCCTCGTCATATTCACGTTGGTATTGCTTTAACGCCTCGATGCCCTCGTAACACTTGTTGTCGAACCACGTCGTGGGGATCATCTTCCTTACCGCTTGGATGCCGTCTTGTACCGAGAGATCAGGAACGATGCTAAGTGTCCCAAGCCCCAGGTGCTGTGCAAGCTGCTCGATAATGCTCTTTCCTCCGCTTGCAAGGGTCTTAGCCTTTGCGTCGTGCGGTAGGTAGTGCTTGCCGTAGCGGTAGCCTCGGTCGGTAATGACTTGGGCAAGTTCCTCGATGTTCGCGCCCGATACCGAGTAAAAGTCGATAACATGGATTTCTCCCCGAACGACCTGATACCACCAAATAGCGGTGTCATCCCGATAGCCTAAGTCCCAGGCTGTGTGAACAGGCACAACGGGATCGACAGCGATGTTCGTAAAGCGTCCTTGCTCTTCGGCTTCCCTGAGTTCTGTGCCATAAAAAGAACCGAGAATTGAGGCTTCGAACGAAGTCTCCATCTCTTGCAGATACTGATCCTCGGTTAATTGCGCCCTAGCTGCTTTTAGTTCAGAGGGAGGTAGCAGCCCCGACGAAGAGGCGGGCAGGCGCAGCAAGAACCATTCATCAGGGTTTTGCCTTGCTGTCTCGTAGATGTTCCAAAACTGATTCTTTCCTTTAGGCGTGCCACCAAACACACACCATCCCTGCTTGTCAGCGAGGGCGGGTCTTATGACGTTGCCCCATACGCTAGGCTTGAAGTCGCCATACTCGTCCAGGTATATCCCATCGAAGCCCAAGCCCCGCATCGCATCGGCATTATCAGCACCAAATAGCCTGATCTTCGCCGCGTTCATCAGGGTAACTGTCAGTTCGGCCTCGTTGCTGTCCAAGATGATCGGTTGAGCAAAGTTCTTCAGGTAATCCCAAACGACTGACTTAGCCTGGCTGCGGTACGGTGCGACATAGCCAAACAAAGGGAAAGCTGTCTTACAAGTAGCCGCTGCCCTGATTACGTCATTGATAGCCGCTACGGTCTTACCTGCCCGCCGGTGCGCTACGAGACAGCCCCACCGCTGCGTCCTTGCATGGAAGGGTAGGAATGCCGGTCGAGGCGCGTAGGGGAGGATTATTTCGGATCGGCCCATCGGATCACCATTTCCTGCGGCCCGCCCTCATTACCTACGTTCTCAGTCCTAGCCAAGTCAGGGACAACCTTTTTCAGCAAGATATCCGCTGCTTTGACCTGCGTACCTGATAGCTCAATCTCGCCCTCAACGTGCTTCAAGAGGCGATTCATGATCTGACTGGCTTGAATCTTCTCTCGCCATGAGTCAGATAAAGTTATCTTTCTTTTCCTAGCAGCCATGTCGTTGATTTGTAACAGATATTCTTAACATACTTAATTTATGTTATTACTTAAGAAAGCGCAATTTGTAGAGGGTCGAGTCGATCTGATCCGCGATGCCGTCGACCAGGTTGTTCAGCTCGCTATCCTGTGGCAAATCCTTGCGAATGTCGTTTACAAACTCTTTGATCTGCGTCAGGTACTTCACCGGGTCGGTGGCCAGGTGGAAGTCCTTGGGGTAGCCAGTAATGATGTCATACGCCCCTTGGTATGCTTCTGCCCACTTGTCTGCAAGCTCGACTATTGCGTCGTAATACTCGCCAAGCGCCATGTGCTGTGCGAATGACTTGGTTTGTAGGTGCATGAAGTGCGTGACGGTTGCCGAGTGAAAAAGAACACTAACAAACGCTGCCGCTGATTCGTTGTACTTTGCCATTTTTCACCCTTTTTCAGCAATTTCACTATGATATTCTGAATTTATCAGGCAGTCAAGCACGCAATTTCACCATCTGAGCAATCATGATTTCGACCGTATCCTTGACTCCTTGCTTGTCTCGGACGATTGCTCTGCACCCCGTCCATTGGAGCGCAAACTTTTGTTGATCCTCCGTTTCCTTGCCTTTCTCCCCTTTGACCTCGACAAACCAAGTAACGCCCCCAAACGCAACGAGAAGGTCAGGCACGCCTCTACCCATAGGTGCAAGCGATAGCACAGAACATCCACGCATCTTGAACTCAGTAACGATTTCCACATGATTTGCATCGACCTTTGCAGCGCGTCTCATAAACCCTCAACAAAAATTGCTTTTGTGGGCGTTTTCCAGTTCTTGTCCGGCGCAGGCGCTATCCAAGACGGGTCGAGCCATACGAGCCGGTTGTTAGGGTAAGCAATCAACTGCCCGGTTTGCAAGGCGATAATGTGGTGATTCTTGTGCTGATCCGGCGTTTCTGACCACCCCGTTCTCATCCAATCAAGGGTGAAAAGGTAATTCCCCGTTCGGATTACCCCATCTCTGCCGAGCGCCGTGACTTTGTGGTTTTTCAGGAATGAGAATTGATGCACCGCAAATTCATAGCCGTAGCTATCCCACCACACAAGTTGCTCAATCGGTAACTGTTCGCAAGGCTGTAAACAAATCTTGTTTATTGGCACTCGTGCCCATTGCGCCCCTGATTCCAACATCACCTGAAACATGGGAACTCGCGCAGGTTCTGCCCGCACCCCGAAAATTACCGCTTTAACGAACTCCCCGTGACCTTCCTTCTCATCGTACAAAAATTCTTTCCGTACCAAGCATTGAATTGTCGGGCAGTCGTCAATTAACATTGGCAGCTTTCTGAATGGCTTTAGCGGTTTCAATCTCGGCAATGACTTCCGGCCCAGTCTCAATCGTGATCCGCATATCCTGCACCAACAATTCCATGCAAATGCCCTCTGAAAGTTCTGTTTCCGTGTAATTGCTTTTTGCCTGCCCAAACTCAAGGAAAACTGTGCAGATTTTATGCAACGCTTTCAACGCTTGAACTTCGCTTACTTTTGTGAACTGGCACATAGTTCCTCCGTCTGTTGTAACAACTGTTGCTCTGTTCCGTATCGCTGCTCAAAGGCTTTTCGCCACGGGTGTCGACTCACATACTCAGGACTGTTGCGACCGCTGCGATGATGGGTAGGACACAGACATATCACAAACATTTCACCCTTGCGACGACTGCCACTCAGAACGTGGTGAATATCCCCGTCGGATCGGGTTTCATGGAACAGCCTGCAAACAATGCAGCCCAAATCCCTCACCTTGGCGTGCCACTCTTGCTCAAGTTTTGTCAACGTCTACCCCTAACGCAACCGAAGCATGATTCAGCCAGTCTAGCCACTCGCTAAACTTTTCTCGTTCGTATTCGCTGGTTCGTCTGCCTAACATCACAATGCCCCCATAAAGCCCCGGAGCAAGCCTAGGAGCGACTTCGCCCTCGTAAGTAGCTGTGAGTATGTCCTTCCAGTCGTTTTCGTGCAGGAACGTCTTTTGACCGTTTATCAGCCATTCCTTCTGTTTTGCCCATGCACCAAGGATTCGCCATTGAGCTGCGTTTTGCTCAATCGTGCGTTTAGCCACCGTTCTTTTCCCGCAGCTTGGCTTCAACGTCTTCCATCAATTGATGTGACTCAGGTTTCGCCAAGCACTCGCAAGGATCAGCACTCACCAAACAATCGTTCTTATCCTCATCCGTCAGCCCAACCCACTCGCGCTGTGGTGGTGGGGTGGTGTAGAGAGGTTCAGAATCAAAATCAAGATCACACCAAGATTCAGCCTCAGATTTTGTGTCCCAAAAACCAAATTTATCTTTGTCGTTCCAAGATCGCCACGCCACCGGCTCTTGCTCCGGCTTGGGCTGTGGTGCATTTTTGTTTTTACCGTCATGAAATCCGCTCATGTAGGCAATAGTCAAATCATCAGGCTCTTGATCCGGCTTGGGATGTGACGATGCGGTTTCTACAGCAACAACTTTGTATATAAATTTTTCGGGCCATTTACTATTTTGTGCGGTAGCCGCTAACAATGTTTCTTTCAACGCTTGTTCAGCTTCTTCATAGCTTTCAAACAAAGTTGCTCTGCCGCGCCGCAGTAACATTTCTGAGTCTGTCTCATTCGGATAACCGTAAGACATTGCTTCCGAAGTCTTGTCCTGCGTTGCCTTTGCTTCAATCAGAATGATGTAGCCGACGGTTTTCATTTCCGCACCCATACGCGGCACATACGACCGCTCGCGCCTTTCTTTTTGCCATCGGTGTAAGCCAAGTTCAGCCGCTCCAGTTCGCTCATGCGCCTAGCGACTGCGTTGTGGTCTAAGTCTGTGCGGGCGGCTATGTCGTAGATCGTGCCAGGTTGCTCTAATGCTTGCAGGATTATGCCGTGATGCTTAGTGGCTAGGTCTGCTGCCTGATCCGCTGCTGCATGACTGGTATCAGGATCGGTGTTACGCACACGGGGAAAGTGCAAGTTGGGAAACCATTTATCTAGCATCATTTTTTTATCCATTCATAGAAAAGGTTATTTTCTGTTGCCCTCACTTCTACTACTTGAAACTCAGCAGAAAAAGCCCTCACGATCGCTGCTGATTCGGGCATAGCTGCTGCCCGTTCCTCTCGCGTCATTCCTTGCACGCGCACTACTGTTGCAACTCTTTCCTTCCAACTTACGCGGCTCGTAACCGCAAGCGATACTGGAACATATCCTCGCCCGGTCTTGCCGGTACTCCGATCTTGCGACCGTGTTCCATCGTCAGTTGATCGCTTGTCCACCAGTTCACCACTTTCGGTTCAGGCATCGAAATTTCATCATCGAATCGCTCGCCGTTAAGCCAGCTTGCAGGGTGTGGAATGTATTGCTTGTCCCTTCCTTCAGCCGCCCACATCCGCACATGATCGTCAATCGCCTGTAGTGCTTTCTGTTGCTGCTCTCCAGTAAGACGCGCGAATGCTTTCTGTGCATCCTTGCGGGCTACTTTTTTGGGGTACTTGCTATAGAAGTCGTCGAACATTTAATCTCCGTTTTTAAGCAAACTCAAATGATGGTTGTTGGAGTCTTTTGCTTTGCAGTTCTGCATAAGCAGGGTTTAGTTCGCATCCTAGATACTTGCGCCCTAGATGCTGTGCAACTTGTGCAGTCGTTCCGCTACCCATGAACGGATCAAGAACAACACCACCAACAGGCGCACCTGCAAGGATGCAAGGCTCAATCAGGTCTTGCGGGAATACAGCGAAATGAGCGCCCTCGTAAGGCTTGGTAGTAACAGTCCATACGCTGCGCTTGTTTCTTACGTCTTTGACCAATCTTTCACCAACCACATGGGTTTCATGCCCTTTCGTTGGTTTGCCGTTTTCATCTTCATATTTGCCATGACTTTTTACAGTAACGCCAGCATGAATTGAATTTTCTGTTATTGCTTCTGCATCGTAGTGATACTTTTGCGACTTGCTCAACAGGAAGATATATTCATGCGCCTTAGTGCAACGATCCTGCACGCTCTCAGGCATCGGGTTTGGCTTGTGCCAAATGATGTCTTGACGCAAATACCAGCCATCAGCGCGAAGGGCGAAGGCCAGCATCCAAGGAATGCCGATAAGGTCTTTTTCCTTCAAACCGTCTAGCTTGTTACCACGCCTTGCACACGTTTGCGGTAAGTCTTGATCGTTGTTGGCAACAGTCTGTTTTACTAACGCTTGACCTTTGCCGGGTCGGTAGTTGTAGTAGCTATCACCAATGTTCAACCACAACGTCCCGTTATCTTCCAACACATCCCATACACAACGAAACACTTCAACCATTGCAGCGATGTATTGCTCCGGCGTTTCCTCCAGCCCAATTTGACCTTCATGCCCGTAGTCACGAAGTCCATAGTAAGGCGGCGATGTAACGCACGTTTGAGCCTTCACACCTTGACGCGCCCACTCTCGCATCGTTTCTCTACAGTCACCGAACTCTATTAGGTTCATAGTTATCTCTTAGTAGCTAGTAGTATCTATCTGCTCTTTGGTGGGCGCATTTAGCCTAAGCCTCATGCGCCTTTAGTTGCTGCTCCCCGGAGCCGCGACATTCGTCAGCCTTTCGGTCATGGATGCTAACTTCGCCGTCCATCTGTGCGCTGTTACAGACCTAAGCCACCGGTAGCGCTGTCCACTCATGCCGCCGTTGCTTTCATTGCCCGGCATGGTGTAGTCCAAAAGAAAAACCCTCTAGAAGAGGCTTACGGCTGCGGTGGCAAGTGGGTGCGAAACATACCCAAAAACAACCGAAGCCCCTTCTAAAGGGTTCTTCATTTCGCTTTAGCGTTGCCACACGCCGCCCGATCTTTCTCTCGGACAAACACACAGTAAACGACTTTTTTTTGTTTGTCAACTACTGCTGCGGGACGATCTCGGCAACCATCTGCTCGACGGGGATGTAGTCCGTAGGGTTGACCTTCAGAGCGCCGTTTGTGACCACCTGGAGCTTGTACGCCATGCCTTCGGGAATCTGCCCACGCTTCGCCCATTGGCTTACTGCCTGGCTCGTAATGCCCAACGCCTCGGCTAGTTTGCGACGGTTGCCAAAGTGGGCTTCTGCTTGTGCGATTTTCATGATGTTCCTTTGATGGTTAAAGATAACTTGCAAAGCATCCTAACCTGTGTCAATCTATCTTGTCAAGCGGAATTGATTTACTTAAGAATACTTTACAATTTTCCTTTGCAACAAGTGTTGACAATGTGCAATTAGGTAAGTAAAGTCCGTCCTGTAGCACAAATTGACAACAACAACTTTTCGGAGGTTTCCCGATGTTTGATTTCCAAGTAGTTCCTTTCGACTTTGCCTCTACCGAGGTAACTATCGTCGCTCAGTCTGAGCGTGGCTTGCAGTTGTTTGCGGAGCGTTATGGCTTTGCCTGCACTAGCATCAACGTTCGCAAGTCGGTTGCTCCCGACGTTGCGGAAAAAATAGAGGCTCTCGGTTACACCATTCAGTAAACCAAACGGGGGCGCAAGCCCCCACTAATTGACAACAACAAGGAGCAACAACATGAACCTCTGCAAAAATTGCGCGCACTACAAGAAAAACACCGACAACATCGAAGCAAGCGAATGCACACGTAAGCCCCAGTTCTCGCCTATCAGCGGGCACGTACTGCCGACGTTCTGCAACCTTGAACGTAACGCTTGGGGAACGTGCAAGCCCGAAGGTGTCCACTTCAAACCACGCGAATCAATAATGACTGAGTCAGAACTAGATCACGAATGGGCGCGACGCATGAATCGTGGCGAGTTTGACCAAGACACTTTTGGTCGCAGACTGGTGGCTGGAACATGAACGGCGACCGCGCAGTAGCCATCGGCTTCACAATCATTTTTCTACTTATCGTTACGGGAGTATTGGCATGAGCGTTTACACAAAATTGATGCAAGCAAGGCTGTTCCTGCAAGCCACGAAGTTGACCAAGTCGGGCGAGAACAAGTTTGCCGTATACAAGTATTTTGAACTGGGTGACTTCTTGCCCACCGTCCAAGAAATCTTTCATAACTTGGGACTGTGCGGAGTTGTCAGCTACACCGCCGACATTGCCCGCCTAACCATCATCGACACCGAAGATGGCTCGCAACTCGAGATTACTTCGCCAATGGGTAGCGCCGCCTTGAAGGGATGCCACGAAGTGCAAAACATCGGGGCAGTCGAAACCTACCAGCGCCGCTATCTTTGGGTCACGGCAATGGAAATCGTCGAGCATGATGTGCTGGATGCGACTAACGGCAAGGATGCCCCTCAGAAACGCTTAGATTCGCTTAACGCGCACTTGGACGCTATTGCCGCAGTTACCACACAGGACGCGCTAAAAACGGCTTATACGCTTGCCTACAAAGCCGCCAAGGAACTTAACGACACCGAGGCCATGACAGCAATCGTCGCTGCCAAGAATTCCCGCAAAGCCGAACTGGAGGAAGCATGAAACTTTTGTCAATAATGCAAGGCACGCCGGAATGGTTAGCTGCCCGCGCTGGCAAGGTAACGGCTAGTCGGATCAGCGACGTGATGGCGGCTAAAACTACCGCAGCTTACAGGGACTACAAAGCGCAGATCGTGGCTGAGATTCTGACCGGAGTTCCGCAGGAGTCCGGCTTTGTAAATGACTATATGCGCTGGGGCACAGAGCAAGAAAAGTTTGCCCGCGCCGAGTACGAACTGGCTTGCGATTGGACGGTGGACGAAGTGGGGCTAGTCATACATCCAACGATTGAACAGGGCGCAGCTAGTCCCGACGGCTTAGTGTCTACCAATGGTCTAGTGGAAATCAAGTGCCCTAAGACGGCTACGCACCTGCAAACGCTGGTGGACAAAAAACAGCCTCGCCAGTAC